AAAATGAAAATTAAAGACCTTATCCGCTCCATTGCCAGCCTTGTGGAAACTCGCGAAATCATTGACCACGGGTCTATCCGGTGTCTGCACTCAGACAACGCCATCCGCGAAATCGAATCCGCCGAGGGGGTCGATGAAGTGGACACCGGAATCATCGGCGACGATGACCTTGCCGCCGACCTTGCGGAACTTGCCGAGGATGGAGAACGCATCGCAGACCTCCACTTGTCTGATCTTGTCAATCTTGAGGATGCCTTTCGCGGCAAGAATATCACCGACTATCTGGACGATGAAAAGGAAGACTCATTGCAAAAGCTCGACGCGCTGATTGATGCCGCCAGAGAAATCGTATGAACCCTGACCTCCCCTGCCATCCGTTCCGCGCCGGGCGATTGTCCGGCGCGGGATGGTCGGACAGACCGCAAACAACGAACCAAAACCGAAAATGAAAACACCTAATCATAAATTCACTATTTTCTGGAATCGCCCCTATCAAGGAATCAGAGAATCAACCACAGCGTCCACCGAATGCGAGACGGCGCACGGAGCATACCGAGCACTTGTCACGGCACAAACCGAACCTGGATGCACCCACACTAAAGTCGTGAACTATCGCGGCGCCCGCGTGACGGCGCGGCAGTTGAGAGCCTGGGCGAGAATCAAGTAACAGCGAACCTAAACCCATACCAGAAATGAAACTCATTAAAAAAGACGGCACATGGACACTTGTGAATGGAAATAACTTTGCATCCATTGGTGTCGGATTCAATCCGAGAACCGGGGGATACCCGACCGCTAAAATGGTCCGGATGGAATTCCCTGAGCGGATTAAGGAAGCGACTGAACTTCTTGCGAGGGAAGGCACTTCTTCGCCTTATAATTTCAATAAATGAACCCCTTCACCCCCTGCTTTTCCTGCCGGAACCGGTATTTGATCGGCGAGCACTGCCGAAACCGGTATTGCTCGCAGTATCGGGAGCGTGGGGAGCAAATCCGAACCAAATCCAAACCATGACCATCCAATACATCGGCAGGCAACCCGGCATTGAGCCAGAGGACGCCTTGGATTTGTATAATTTGCACCCGGCCGGAACCACCTTTGCCGTGCCTGCCGGTGCCCACCGTGACGCCGTGGAAGCTGCGGCGCGGGAAATGGCAGAGGCGTGGAAGGCGAGCCCGAACGGCGAAAGCGAACCGGCTAAATCCGAACCCGAATGCCACGCCTGCCACCGGGCGACGACGGGCGAAATCACCTGGACAGGCGAGGCTGGCTGCGAAATCTGCCAAGAGTGCTGGGAGGCTGAGTGCAGTCGCTCCTGGTGGAAGATGGTGGACGCGCTACCCGTGCTCGATGACTGAGCGGCAGCGAATGAACCCAACCTGAGCCCGAACCGCAAGAACGCGGACCCGAAAAAACCAGTTGCGGAATAAGGCAAGGCATCGGTTGATTGTGGCAGCAATCGGAGGTAGGAGCCCGAGTAAGCGAAAATGTCTCTGGGGAAACCCGGAATGCAAACCGCCCAATGGAGCTCCTACCTCCTCGGGCGGTTTTTCATTTCCTGATACAGAGCTTTCGAGTAATCAGTGGGGAATGAAGGCGGTCCAGTTGCTGGCGGACTCTCTCCGTTGCAGGAAACAGGGCCGGTAGAGCCGAAGAGGCACCGGGGCACCACTTCCAGAGAATCAAGGCAGGGGCCGACCAAGTAGAACAGCCCCATAAGCACGCGCATCGGGAAAGCCCGGTGGGCTACCCTGAACCGTTGAAGCTAAACGATGAGCGTTACCGAAGCCTAGGTTCAGTGCCGGAGAAATCCGGTTGTATGACGGAAACCTCGTTCTAGTCCGAATTTGAGATAACCTCTTGCATGGTAGTTCCAGTTAGCTGGGACTACTTGTGCCCGTATTCCTGCATCAGAACCGATTTGAGATGCCCCTTCTAAAGTCGCCAAGACAAAGCGGCAGTAATCCGGACCGAATCCAAAACCGAAAGAAACCAAGACATGAAGAACCAAACCGACAAGCCAACGCCCGACGAATTCGCGGATTCCCTCCGCGCTCTACTCGATGACCGGGACAGACTCAAATCCGCCGCGACGGTTGACGTTCTGGCGGACCTTCCCGCCGCCGGGTTTACGATCCGTGTTTACAACTCGCCTTACGAACCCGGAAGCGATGGCGGCTCATTGACCCTGTGCGCGAAGCTGCCCGATGGGACCGTGCTGCGGGAGAAGACCGGAACAATCAGCCGGCACATCATGGATGACGACATCCGGCGTGAAGTGCTTGGCGCGATTGAGCGGCTGGCGAGGCAACTAGTGGCGGAAGTTTCCATTCCGCTGATTGCGAATCTGCTTACTCCGCGGAGTTGCCGTTAAGCTGAGTAAACCCTTACCAAAATTGAAAACCATGAGCACCGACGAACCAATTACCCTCCTGCTAGGAGGCATAAAACACGGAGAGCGAATGTCCATTCCGCTCTGGCAGATTTGGCTTGAATGCCCGTATCTTCCGGCATGGACGGGCGGCGAGTTTCCAAGGATGAAAATCGCCAAATATCGCAGGGTGTTTTTGACGGAGCACCCTGTTTACCGGAGCCGAGTGAATGTCTTTGTCCACGAAGACCTATCCGTGGATGCGGCGTTGGAATTGCTTGTGAATGGGTTTGGAGCGAAAGAGAACATTGAACCGTGAGCACTGAACCAAAACCATCGCTAAATCACAAGGACATCGCCGTCGTTTCCGGGTTGCTGATTTCGCTCGCCGGAGCATCATTTAGCACGCCTCAGATGATTATCAGGCGCCTTACCGGTCATCTTTTCACTGATGGGGAAGCCGATCAACTCATGGAAGCCGTCTCGGTCATGGATCCTGTGTTTGGCGGGATCATTGACGACATGATGGAAGACAGCCGGAAAGCAGCGCAACGTAGCGCGTGACTCCTCGACGCAGATTCACGCGCCTGGAATCCCACGACGGCAGGAAGGTGGCATTCTGCGCGTTATCCGGCCCTTCTGATGCTCCCCGACCGGATCGCCTTCACGGCGAAAGCCATTCCGTTACAAAAAGCACGCTCTGATTCGTGGAACTCGATGTCTTCACCGGAGCGGATTCCGGCGTTTGCGGCATTGACGCCTTGAATCGCGACATCGTGGAGGTTTTCGAGGAAATCGACGCCTTCTGGTGTCAATCCGAACCTTGCGTGAGCGCCGACCTCTCGTTTGGCGACTTCGGACTCGAACTCAGCTTTTGACTGGCAAGGACGCTCCCAAGTAGAGCGTGACTGGAATGGCTTGCGTTTGGCGCTCATTTTGATTCGACTGATTCGGAGAGAATGGCGAACATATTCGCCGCAATTTGTCCATCGCTACCGTCCCGGCAGAACTCAGTTGATGCCCGGCGGATGATGTCGCGGAGTCGGGCATTCTCGGCGCGGATGCGCTGGACTTCCGGCCATAGCTCTTGGCGCGCTTTGCAAGTCTGCGTCCATGGTCGATTATGGTTCGATTGCGTCCCGCAGCCGTAGCGGGACGGAATGGAGTCAATCAGGTGCGGAGACCCGCAGAATGGGCAGTTGTCGGTTTTTACTCTCATTTCGTTGATGGGCTGCAATTATGTTCGTGATCTTTACTGTTCTGCCAAGAAGGACGGACTTCCTTTTCCCATCGGCGCATAAACGAATCTTCACCGTCGTCACCGCTAACCAGCCAATCGACACGCTGCGCCATTTCTGCCGACTGTCGCAAGGTGTGTGCAGCCTCGCGGAACTTTTCGAGGATTTCTGGCGGGTAGTTGTTTCCTCGCTGTTGCCCCCACTCGTCTAGGGATTGATCGTCATTTGATCCAATCATCTCGTCTATTTCAACGGCGATGTCTTCGATTCGGTATTGCTGATATTGGAAGTGGCCTCCACTCATTTTGGTAGTTTGTTGGTGTTATAGTAGATTTTTTGATCTTGTTTCAGCACTTGGGCTGCTTGGAGGTGGGCTTCGTCTGTTTTCATAATATCCTCGTATGACATGGCCGAACCCGGCGATGCAGCGAACAAAACGCCAGCGCCGATCTCCTGCCCCTCCTCCATATGTGCCCGACTCCGGAACCATTCGCGGGATGTTTCAATTTTCATGGCGTGTGGCTGCGCTTGATTCGTTCTGCTCCTCTGCGGAGTCGTCATTGAACCTGGGGAGAAAGGACAGGTCCATTCGACATTCCCCGAATCCACAAATGAGCGTGTAGGCGGCGCGCCCGTGGTTCCTGACATTCGGCGAATCCGGGCTGAGAGTCACAGCGAATTGCTCCATGACCGCATCCAGCACGGCCGTCGGGCTGGACACTTTGTCCGCCCATGCGACGGCTATCAGGTCGAAATCGCGGGCGAGGCTGCCGTGGACGGCGAGCGCATAGCCGTGGCGTTGGAAGATTGCCGCGAGATCGGGATACATCGCCGCGGCATAGACTGGCCCGCAGTTGGGCTTGATTTGATCGGGAGTTTTCATGGGGTGGTTTTCTGGTTCGGAGCAGAACACGGCGGGCGCGTCTTGCGTGGATTCGAGAGTCGGTGTCGGCGCGTCCATGAGCTTAGTCGTTCTGTGGAGAGAATTATGCGGTAGGTGCCTTTCTTTCGTGCACTCCACCCGCGTTGTCGGCGTTATAGATCACCTTACTGTTCTCTGATTTTTCTGACGGAAGAAAGTTGCCTTGCCCGTCGCCTGTCATTACCGTTCCTTTTCCGCACATTATGCATTGCATCAAGACTATTCCTTTGACTCCGGAAGTCAGTCCGTCCTCTCCGTAGAAGATGGCTCGGCACTTGGGGCACTGCCACTTGTAATGCGTATTCCCGCCAGGTTTCTCGTCAATGTCGGTCAGCTCATCGAACGGCTTTACGTTGTCGTAATCGGATGGTTGATGCGCATCCGGATATTCAATCTCAAGAAGTAGTTGAAGGTAATGGATAGCCTTCTCAATGTCTTTGCGTCCTCCCTTTTCATGATGTCGAGTCACATACTTAACGACGTTGGACTCGCAATAATTCAGCCCGTTACGCTGACAGTATGCTACTGGTTGGATAGGTAGCTCCTTGTAGTGGCTTCCGCCGACTTGGGTTTCTAGTGCGCTCATTAGAATTGTTTTCCGTGTTTATAGCTGCGATTATTGTTATACTCCATCTTCGCCACGATGGCTTCGGCGACTCGCCAGTCACGCGCTGCCGCCATATCCATAATTCTCACAACGACATCCGCCAGTTCCGCTTCGGCACCGGAGAACTCCGGGATCTTGTCGTCCGGAGGATTTCCGTGACGCAATGCTTCCAGTGCTTCAGAGACTTCGGAGTGAATCAGGGCGAGCAATTCCCCGTCACCACGGTCGGTTTCCCACCAGCCTTTCTCGACAGCGGTTTGGTGGACGATGTTGGCACGCTGATTCCAGCGAGCGATGAATTGCAATTGGTCTTGGGTTACGGTCATGGTTTTCGGCTTTGG